TAAATCATTTGAAAAGTTTCAAGAAGACGTACAAACTGAAGCTATGAAAATACAGGGCAGCGGATGGATTTATTTGAGCACGTCCGGCAGTGTCAAAACAATTAAGAATCACGAAGTTAGAAAAGATATAGCACTATTAATTGACTGGTGGGAACATGCTTGGGCATTAGATTATCAATCTGATAAACAAAAATATCTTAAAAACTTTTGGCGCATAATTAATTGGGAAGTTATTAACTCAAGACTATAATATGAATCAGAGACCATTGTATTTTATATCCCGAAAAAAAGAGTTAGAATTAATTAATAAATTAGAAACTATTGTCGATAATAGGTTATTTCATCCTTCTAATACTGCTGTTATACAAGCCAGTGTTGATTTTGCAGGGACTGCGGCTATGCATCTTGCACATTCTTGGTCCGTAAGCGGAGAAATTATTCCAATTATTCCGATCGAAGTGACATATCCCGGCGAAACCTACGACTATGTTAGATCAAAATTTCAATATGATATGCGTTGGCATTTAGAACATTTTGATTATCAAAGATTTGTTGTTGTTGAAGCAGGTATTATTCGCGGTGGAAATTGGAAATGGATTTTGGAAGAATTTGCTCTTTTAAATATTCCTCGAGAAAATATCACATTAGTGACTATGGTAGAAAATATTCATTCAATTATAAAATCTGATTATGTCGGAGAATATTATGATGACGATAAAGAAGATTTAACTTTCTACTTTGAAAAATTTAACAAGCACTGGCCGGTAAAATAACCAAACAGGTTGCTTTCTGCCTAAATAATCTATACTATAACACACAAGGAGATAATCTATGGGAAAAGCATTTGGAGCCCCGGAACAGGCCAAAATTAAACAAATGGTTGCAGAAGGTATGACTGTCATGCAGGAAATTCAAGACCTCACAGAAGGTCTGAATGATACTATCAAAGCAGTAGCAGAGGAACTAGAAGTCAAGCCTAGTGTTATTAAAAAAGCAATTCGTATCGCACAAAAAGATCAGTGGGATCAAGTTTGGAGAGAATTTGACGACTTAGAAACTATTGTCGACATCAGTGGTCATAGTTTCCGTAAAAAAGATGAATGATATCTTATTAGGTATTTTTAATTGGATACGTAATGACTATCGTACTAATAGTTTTCGCTTTTTTGTTGAGTTGCTTGCTTGGGCTATATCTATCGGGTGTAGCATTACGATGGCGGCCACAGTACCACATCCACCCCTTATTATTCTCTATCCTATATGGATTGCTGGTTGCAGTATGTATGCTTGGGCTGCTTGGACTAGGAAGAGTTTTGGAATGTTGGCTAATTACCTATTGTTAACTACTATTGACACGATAGGTTTGATTAGAATGTTAAATAATTAAGAGAAAGGTCCAACCAGCCATAAATGGTTATGAAGGTATTTGTCAGCCGCAAATGACATGGAGAAAATATGAGTTATGTTGATTCCGTCTGGGATCGCGACAAAGACACCATTCGAGTTGTCGAGCGAGACCCTACTAAAGGTAGACAGTTTAAAGACTTTCCTGCCAAATATGTTTTTTACTATCCAGACCCTAAAGGAAAATATCAATCCATTCATGGAGATCCTTTAACTAAGGTCAGTGTAAAAAGCCATAAAGAATTCCAAAAAGAACTACGCATACACAGTGGTAAGAAACTTTTTGAAAGTGATATCAATCCAGTATTCCGCTGTCTAGAAGAAAACTATCTAGGTAAAGATGCGCCAAAGCTAAACATAGCGTTCTGGGATATTGAGGTGGACTTCGATCCCGAGCGTGGATATGCAAGTCCTGACGATCCGTTCATGCCAATCACTGCCATTGCTGTTCACTTACAATGGATGGACACACTGGTATGTCTTGCTATACCGCCAAAGACCATGACCATGGAACAGGCGCAGGAAGCAGTTAAAGATTTTCCTAACACTATCTTATTTGATTCCGAATATGATATGTTAGATACTTTTTTAAACTTAATTCAAGATGCAGATGTGCTAAGTGGTTGGAATAGCGAGGGTTTTGATATGCCCTATACTGTTAATCGTGTTATTAAAGTTTTAAGTAAAGAAGACACACGCAGATTCTGTTTGTTTAATCATTATCCTAAAAAGAGAGAATATGAGAAATATGGTAAAGATGCTGTTACTTATGATCTTATTGGTCGCGTCCATCTTGACAGTCTCGAGTTATACAGGAAATATACCTATGAAGAAAGACATAGTTATCGACTAGATGCTATTGCTGAATACGAACTAGGCGAAACTAAAACTGTATATGAAGGAACACTTGATCAGCTTTACAACAATGACTTTAAAAAGTTTATTGAATATAACAGACAAGACTGTGCCCTGCTTGACAAACTAGATAAAAAACTTAAATTTATTGATCTTGCCAATACTGTTGCACACGAAAACACAGTATTGATTCAAACCACAATGGGTGCTGTAGCTGTTACCGAACAAGCAATTGTTAATGAAGCTCATCACAGGGGCATGATTGTTCCTGGTCGTCCTAAACGTGATGAAGAAGTTGATACACAGGCCGCAGGTGCTTATGTAGCATATCCTAAAAAAGGACTGCATGATTGGATCGGAAGCATGGACATTAACAGTTTGTATCCAAGTGCAATTCGTGCCTTGAACATGGGACCAGAAACTATTATCGGTCAACTGCGTCAAGATTACACTAAGTCAGAAATATCCAGCAAGATGAGCAAAGGCAGTTCATTTGCGGCTGCATGGGAAGGTAAGTTTGGCAGCAACGAATATGAATTTGTAATGAGTAAGGATCGAGCAACTGACATCACCATTGACTGGGAAGATGGCAGAGTTGACGTTCTCAGCGGTGCTCAAATTTATGAATTGATTTTTGAAAGCAATCAACCTTGGATGCTCAGTGCCAACGGCACTATCTTTACCTATGAGCGTGAAGGTATTATTCCTGGCTTGTTAAAGCGGTGGTATGCTGAACGTAAAGAAATGCAGGCCAAGTTAAAGGAAGCCATTGCCGCAGGAGACAAAGTACAAGAAGAATACTGGGACAAACGACAGTTAGTTAAAAAGATTAACCTGAACAGTTTGTATGGTGCTATTCTCAATGCAGGTTGCAGATTCTTTGATAATCGTATTGGACAAAGTACTACACTGACTGGTCGAAGAATTGCCCGACACATGGCTAGTAAAGTCAACGAAGTTATCACAGGTGAATATAATTACATTGGTAAAAGTATTATCTACGGTGACACTGACTCTGTTTACTTTTCAGCCTACACTACATTAAAGAACGAAATTAATAAAAAACTTATTCCATGGGATAAAGATACCATTGTTCAACTGTACGATACAATCTCAGATGAGGTTAATGGTACATTTTCTCAATATATGTTAGACGATTTTCATTGCCCAACTAGTAGGGGAAGTGTTATCAAAGCAGGTCGAGAAATTGTTGCTGTTAAAGGCTTGTTTATTACTAAGAAACGTTATGCTGTTCTTTACTTTGACAAAGAAGGCAAACGTAGCGATGTAGAGGGCAAGCCAGGAAAAATCAAAGCCATGGGCTTAGATTTGAAACGCAGTGATACTCCAGAATTCATGCAAAAGTTTCTAGAAGAAGTACTAACTAAAGTGCTTAATGGTGCTGAAGAAAAAGATATTCTAGAAATGATTGGCGAATTCCGAACTGAGTTTAAAGCAAGACCTGGTTGGGAAAAAGGCAGTCCCAAACGTGCTAACAACATTGCTGAGTATCAGGCTAAAGAAGTCAAGGCTGGCAAGACTAATATGCCAGGGCACGTTAGAGCAAGTATTAATTGGAATACACTCAAAAGAATGAACGGCGACAAATACAGTCAACAGATTGTAGACGGTATGAAAGTCATTGTTTGTAAACTAAAAGACAATCCATTAGGATATACATCAGTGGCATATCCAGTAGACGAATTACGTTTACCTAAGTGGTTTCAAGAACTTCCATTTGATCACGGTGAAATGGAAACAACAATTATCAATAACAAACTTGATAACTTAATCGGTGTGTTGGAATGGGACTTAGAATCAACAACACAAAATAACACCTTTGGTAGTTTATTCAGCTTTGAATAAAAATTTCATTGACTTCTACCAATTTTCTAAATATACTTAACAAAAGGATTTTATCATGCAAGATTTATTAAAAGATATCGTAGGTCACACACATAACCTTGGCTTCCTAAATGTTGTGAAAATTACAGGCGAAGATACTAAAACCAGTATCGACAGTATGGCAGATGACCGTACTGTTATTATGTACGCAGAAACTGCCAATCCATATCCAGACATGATTGGTGTATTTGGTATGCCGCAACTGAACAAACTACGCTATCACTTAGATTGCCCAGAGTATAAAGAGGGTGCTAAGATCGAAGTTGTCAAAGCAGAACGCAACGGCGAAACTATGCCAATCGGTTTACACTTTGAAAATGCAACCAAAGACTTTAAAAATGATTATCGTTTTATGAGCACAGAGATTATCAACGAAAAACTTAAAACTGTTAAGTTCCGCGGTGTTAAGTGGGATGTTGAGATTGAGCCTTCAGTACAGGCTATTCAACGTTTTCAGTTCCAAGCGGCTGCTAACAATGAGCACACAACATTCTTAGCAAAGACTGACGGCGACAAATTAATTTTTACGTTCGGGGATCAAAGCACACACGGTGGTGAATTTGTATTTGCCACAGGCGTTACAGGTAAAATTACCAAGGCTTGGACATGGCCCGTTGTCAGTGTTTTGAGCATTCTTAAAATTGCCGATGCTAACAATGCTAAACTGAGTTTTAGTAATGAAGGTGCTATGCAGATTACCTTAGACAGCGGTTTAGCCACTTACAAATATATTATTCCAGCAAACGCATGATAAAAGGTTTAACAGGTATTAAAGGTATTAAAGTAGAAGACGGGGATACCAGCGTACCTTACATTAACGCAAATCCAGCTAATCCTAGCACAGGCATGGTACGTGTTTGGGGAACGGACATGCAGGTGTTTGACGGAACTAGCTGGCTCACTATGAAAACCAGCTATGCATCTGTAGGACTTGATTCAGTTGCCCAGGAAGCCGTTGACTGGGCTAAACGAAAGATGCAGGAAGAAAAAGATCTACTTCAATTATCTAAAGAAAACCCTGCTGTTCAAATAGCATTGGAGAATTTAAAACGGGCCCGTGAACAATTAGATATTACAATAATATTAAGCAAAGAACATGAAAAATCCACCAGTTAATTTAACACCATTACAAAAAGACTACGCTGTCTACTTGCCAGCTATCAGTAGTTTTTACAGCACCTACGTTGCCAAACAACGTCTAGAAGAATTTGTTCCTAAAGATCGTATTCCTCAAGGATTCGATCGTGGTATTGAAGGTATGAACTTTCTTAATCCAGAACAAGGATACTTTACTTACAAGTATGGTCTGTATTCAGCAGGTCATGCACAATTGGACTTGAATAAGTCAATGACACAAGAGTCTATGATTCAACAACGTGATCGTGCTAATACAATGATCCTAGGCGACTCCGGTGGATACCAAATTGGTAAAGGCGTTCTTAAATTTGATTGGTTAGATTTTGAAGGTAAGAGTGCTAATAAAACTCGTCAAAGTATTTTAGAATGGCTAGAACTAACTGCTGATTGGTCAATGATGCTGGACGTTCCTACGTGGGCTTGTGATCATATACATAGTCCAAAGACAGGGTTAAAAACATTCGAAGACTGCCTAGACAAGACACGTTTTAATAATGATTATTTCCTAATGAATAGGATTGGTCAAACAAAATGGCTAAACGTGCTTCAAGGCGGTGATTGGGATACTGCTGAAAAGTGGTACCAAGGCGTTAAAGAATTCAGCGACCCTAAAGGCAAATATGCAGGGCGTGAAGCAGAAGGTTGGGCCTTTGGTGGTGCCAACATGTGTAAGATGGATATTACTCTTAAACGTCTAATGACACTAAGAGACGACGGTTTGCTAGAAAGCAAAAACTGGATCCACTTCTTGGGTACAGCTCAGTTGGATTGGTCATGCTATCTAACTTCAATTCAACGACAAATCAGGAAACATATCAATGAAGAAATTACCATATCTTTTGACTGCGCCTCCCCGTTCATTGCAACAGCCCACGGACTTGTCTATACCAACGCAGTCCACACACCAAAAAGGTGGAGTGTTATTATGGACAAAGCCCCAGACAACAAATCCTTGTCAGGAAGCGACATACCATTCCCGTTTGAATCAACAATCGGCAGACGCTTAACAATGGCGGATATTGCCTATTACAATTTAGGCAAACGCAAGACTGATGCAGAATTAGACGGAGTTAAATTTGATCATTTAAATCCAGAACACTATCACGAAGCTCCAAGACTTAATAAACTAGGTAAAATTCCAAACAAAACATCGTGGGATAGTTTTGCCTATGCATTAATGATGGGTCATAATGTCGAATGTCATATTGTTGCTGTGCAACGTGCTCAACAATTAATGGATATTGAATGTGCTAGACATAAACCAGACTGGCGTATGTGGGGCCTAGAAGGTAAGAAAGAAATTGAATTCAGTGATTGGGTTCCACGTAAGATTTTATACTTTGATCGATTTGTTAAAGAACTTTTTGAAACCAAAACTAAAGCAGAAGCATTTGCAATGATTGAGCAAGCCATGCCATTCCTGCGTAGTTTAGAAGGTGCTCGTCTACAAGGCGGACCTGCTCAAAATACCTTTGGTAATTTGTTTGAAGTAGAACAGGTTGTTAAACAAGAAGAAATTGATCTTGCTAATCCAGACGATGAAGAATTACGTGCATTGGAAGAAGGACTTGTAGAATGAATAGAGATTATGCAACAGGCACCGCAGATAATATAGCATTTTTTACAGGACAAGAAATTGAACATAGTCCTGCATACGGAATGTCGACACTATTTGTAACTGGACTTCAAAATCCTGCCGAAGTACTGATATTAGCCAAACAACAAAAAGTCAAACACATTTATTTTGGTGCTAATCAAAGTTTTAGGCCAACTAGTACTGATGAACTTAATCATTGGCAAAAGATGATTATTTCTTTGCTGAAACAGAATTTTTGGTGTACTTTGGATTTTGATGTCAAATATGCAGAAGATATTTTGGAAACAGGATTAAATGAAGAAAGAAAATTTATTTCGATGATTTCTGTGAAGCTTCCCTACTTGACACAATTTAATTATAATAGTATACTAAAGATTGACGACAAAGACTTTGAGGCTACCAACCCAGGTGTTTGGACTCATAGGTTGCATGACCTATTGGACAGTAACAAGTTTACTGATTGGGATCAATATAAAGAGGATGAAATTGCAAAATGAAAGAATTTGTAATTAAAGATAGTGCCGCGTTTCGACTACGTGTTAAAATGTGGAAGTGTTTAACCCCTTCAGATTTGAACAGTATTGAATTTATTCAAGAATGTAAAGATGAAAACGGTGAAGTTAATTTTAGTTCAACCTATAATTATTTTCTCACTGATGAAGATATTAAAGTAATGGTGGATGGTTTTTCAAAATGAACCAAGCAATTATGAGACAAGACTGGCGCCCAAATAAAATGATTTGGGTTACCTTCCGTAAAGAAGGTATGCATCGTTATCCAGCAGCCGCAACAGATCCTAATCTAGCTACAGGTGACGAATATGATGTTTCGTTCCTTGCTAATGAACATCGCCATATCTTTCACTTCCGTGTTTGGTTAAGTGTTACACACAATGATCGTGATGTAGAATTTATACAATTTAAACGTTGGTTGGAAAATCTTTATAAAGATGCTACACTAAGTTTAGATCACAAGAGTTGCGAGATGATGAGCGATGATTTATATGCTCAAGTCTCACAAAAATATCCTAACCGAGAGGTTTGGATTGAGGTCTCCGAAGACGGAGAAAATGGTTCTTTTATCAAATATTAATAAGGAAATTTAAATGGCATTGCCATCTTTTATTCAAAAAACTCTTGTAATGAAACCCGAAGTTGAGAAAATCTTTGATGATCTTGATGCATGGTTAGATCATTGTCGTTTTAACATGTTGCCTTTTAATCCTGCAGATCTTTATAGATCTCAAGAATATCGCAACTTCCAGCGTTATCAAAACGGTGGTGAACGCCGTCCGTACTTAGGCAAGAAGCCTCGCTTTGAGAACAAGAGCAATGGCGAACGTTTTTCTCGTTGATTTAGAATCAGTTGAAACAAGGTACACGGGACAATGGAAGTCTCATGTACCTGCTCTCTTACGAAAGGCAGGACACAATGTCAACATTATATCAGGTCCTACGGACATTCCTAGTGCTACCACTCCTGGGGCATTTCTCAACTTTGGCGGAACTAATATATACAAGGCTAGTCAAGTTGAGCAAATGGGTCGTTTATTTTGTAGCGGATCCGTTCATCCTGGCGACCACTTTATTTTTACTGACGCTTGGCATCCAGGCATTATAAATTTAAAATACATGAGTGAGTTATTGGGCATTCCAGTAATCACACACGGCTTGTGGCATGCTGGTAGTTATGATCCTCAGGACTTTCTTGGACGCCTAGTTGGCAATAAACCTTGGGTTAGAAATGCTGAGAAATCATTCTATCATG